GGTAGTAGTAAAAAAACTGAAAGACAAGCTAGTGCTTTAGCTAGAAATGCTGAAAAAGATAGGATAGCACAGGAAGCAAAAGAAAAAGCAGAAAGAGAAGCCTACTTAGCAGAGTTAAAAACACAAAAAGCTAAAAGTTTGGCTACAAAAAGACAACAAGAAAAAATTGCACAAGAAACTTTTATAAGAGACCAAAGAGAAGCAGACAGAAGAGCAGCAGAAGCCGCAGCAAATACAGGAAATTACGATTCTGATAATGACAACTATGGTGGTGAATCCTCTATAGGTGGAGAAGGTGGACTTGATGCGTCATCAGGAGTTGGTGGTGGTGGTTGGACTGCTACAGGTGGATTTATTAACAAAAAGAAAATAATAATGCACAAAGGACCACCCAAGAAGAATAAAAGAATGAAGAAAGGTGGATTAGCTTCACGTTAATAATCCATAATATAAGGCTACTTATCCCCCAACAATAAATGGCTACGATAACCCCCCAAGGAGACTACAAATGGCTGAAGAAGCTAACACTATAATGACAAAAGAAGATACACCTAAAACAGCAATGTTTATGAATAGACCTTATTCTCAAGACGAGAGGATAAAAAAAGATGAAGAAGAATTGGCACAACTCGTTAAAGAGCAAAAAGGTGAAGGCAAGACTAGCGAGGAGGAAATTGTTAGTGAAGCAGAACCGACTAATGCAGAAGAGAGAACTTTTAAAAAACGATATGGTGACTTACGCAGACACACCCAAGATAAAGAAAAGCAGTTTCAAAAGCAACTAGATGATTTAAAAGAGCAGTTAAGTAAAGCCACTAGAAAAGAAATGAAGTTGCCTAAGTCTGATGAAGACATAGAAGCATGGGCAGCAGACTATCCTGATGTAGCTAAGATTGTTGAATCTATTGCAATGAAGAAAGCAAGAGAGCAATCAGCAGACCTAGAGAGCAGATTACAAAAGATAGATGAGATGTCGGCTGATGCACTAAAAGATAAAGCTGAAGCAGAATTAATGAGAATCCATCCTGACTTTAATGACATTAGAGATAGCGATGACTTTCACGATTGGGCAGATGAACAGCCTAAATGGGTACAGGATGCACTTTATGAGAACGACAATGATGCAAGGTCAGCAGGAAGAGCTATTGATTTATATAAGTCAGACAAAGGAATTGGCAAGGAAGTTAAGGCAAAGAGTGATAAGGGTGCTGCTATGGAAGTTAGCACGAAATCTACAAAAACTAAAGTGGATGCTACTGAGTCAAGTAAAAAGATTCTTGAGTCTAGTGTTCAGAAAATGTCGGCTCAACAGTATGAAAAACAAGCTGATACAATAATGGATGCTATAAGGTCAGGCAACTTTGTCTATGATGTATCTGGTTCAGCTAGGTAGGAGTAGACAATGACAGCACACTCAAAAATGTATGTACCTAAGAAGGATGAGGAGTATATATCACCCTTTGGTCCTTCAATGGGTTACATGAAACTAAGTCCTGCCTTTGTTAAGAAGATGAATACTTTAATGAAGATGGAGTTAGATGACTTTTCTGACCAATTAGTTGGTAAGGTAACACAAGAGCTGCGATTTAATAAAGAGATTGAAGCTCTGTGGATGAAAGAAGTATCAACTTTTATAGCTAGATTCCATTCGTACTCAACACAAAGAAACTCTTTTGGTGTTAACGATTTAGATGCTAACAAATATAACTATGGCATCAAGATAAACTCAGGATGGTTTGTTAGACAATACGAGCATGAATACAACCCTATTCACTTACATATAGGTTCTAGTATGTCATGTGTTGGTTATCTAGCATTACCTGAAGGCATAGAAAAAGAATGGGAAGAAGATTATAAAGACCACCATCCTGCGAATGGACACATACAGTTTGTTCACGGTACATCATCAGGTTATAATAATACAAACTTTATGGTAAAGCCACAAGTAGGAGACTTCTATATATTCCCTTCTGACTTATTTCACTGCGTATATCCGTTTAAAACAAAGGGAGAACGCAGGTCTTTTAGTGTAAACTTTAACTTTTTAGAGATGGTTAAAGAGAAAGATAAAAAGAATGTTGACAAATAGTTATTTTTAAGTATAACTATATGTAACTAAGAGTGTAACGTAACCTCATGTTTGCAAATATGATTACTTATGTTACACACACTTCCACACTTTAGAGATTACCCAATTATGTGAGCCTACATAGGAATCGCAATCCTTAGTACAACCTCAACGCATGAATGGTCCTTATAAAGTAAATGACTAAATTATAGCACACTTTTTTGTGTGCATTTGCAAATGTTACAGGAGATTAAAATGGCATTTGGTACAGCAGGTGGTTATGGTAACCTACCTAACGGTAATTTTAGTCCTATTATTTACAGCAAACAGGTACAACTTGCGTTTCGCAAGGGTTCTGTAGTCGATGCAATCACTAATAATGATTACTTCGGTGAAATTGCTAATATGGGCGATTCCGTTAAGGTTATTAAAGAACCAGAAATAACAGTCAAGGAATATTCAAGAGGAACTACAATAACTCCTCAAGACCTTGATGATGAAGAATTTTCACTTACGATTGACAAAGCTAATTACTTTGCATTTAAAGTGGATGATATTGAGGAAGCTCATTCGCATATTAACTTTCAAGAGTTAGCATCTAATAGAGCAGCCTATAGACTAGCCGACCAATTTGACCAAGATGTACTTGGTTATATGTCAGGTTACAAGCAATCAGCAATTCACGATGCAGCTAATGCAGTCAACGCTACTGTTAATGGTACTGTTGCTGTTGCAACTGCTGGTACTGACGAACTGTTGGATTCCATGCAACTAGACTCTGCAACTTTTGGTGGTACAGCAGCCGATGCTATTACTATTCAGCCAAGGATGCCGGGTGCAACTGACTCAACTCCTGCCGTAGGTGATACATTCCCATTGACTCTAATAGCTAGAATGTCTAGACTAATGGACCAACAGAATGTTGACACTAATGGTAGATGGTTGGTATTAGACCCTGTATTTCTTGAAGTACTAAAAGATGAAGACTCAAGACTATTCCAATCTGATTGGGGTGGAAGTGGACTTCAAAATGGTTTAGTAATGAATAGCTTGCATGGGTTTAAGATATATCAGTCTAATAATCTTCCAAGTTTAGGAACAGGACCTGCAACAACAGGTGCTAATAGTTCTTCAAACTTTGGTGTTATTGTAGCTGGTCACTCATCTTCAGTAGCTACTGCCGAGCAAATCAACAAGACAGAGACTTATAGAGACCCTGATTCTTTTGCTGATATTGTTCGTGGTATGCATTTGTATGGCAGAAAGATTCTTCGCCCTGAAGCAATCTGTACTGCTATGTATCACTTAGCATAGGGAGATTGATTTATGTCAACTTTAAATTTAACTATACCTACTAGAGGAAATCACCCTAGAGGTAGAAAACCCTATCAAATTCAGAACACTATTGATATAGCTGTTGCTACTACAGCCAAGGGTACTGCCCTAGCTTCTAGTGACGTATATCAGTGTCTCAATATTCCTGCTGAATCAGTAATTTTACATGCAGGTTTGCAAGTAGTTACTGCTCTAACAGGTACATCATCTGATACTGCTTATGATTTAGGTATCACAGGTGGAGATGTTGACAACTTTGTTGATGGTTTTGATGCTGATGGGGCTGATGCTTTAGCTTATGCTCCTACTTCAGCAGCTTATGCTCCTGTACTAGTACCTGCAGCTGATACTCTAGATATACTTGTAGCAGCTCAAACTGGAACTACATTAACTGGAACTATAAGAGTGTTCGCAACTCTTATGGATATCAGTGATGCTGGTGACATGGCAGCTAATGAAGTAGATAGAGATACTTTAGCTTAACTTATATATGAGAGAGCAGGGCAACTTGCTCTTTCATTTTACTTAGGAATTAACATGGCAGAAACTTACCTAACACTTACAAATAAAGTCATAGCAAGGTTGAACGAGGTTGCATTAACTTCGGCAACCTTTTCTAGTGCTAGGGGTATACAAGTTCAATGCCAAAACGCAATTAATGAATCTATAAGATATATTAATCAAAAAGAGTTTCAGTATCCTTTTAATCATGCGACTGATACAGAAGTATTGACAGCAGGAGTGGTTAGATACTCTGTACCTGCTACAACTAAAACAGTAGACTATAATACATTTAGAGTTATTAAAGATTCTGACTTAGGTGTTACAGGTGGTAGATTAAAAATACTAAACTACAATGATTACATAAATAATTTTATTACACAAGAAGATGAAATAAATAGTACGACTACAAGTACAACGCATACAGATAGTGTTACTACAATTACTGCTACAAGCACATCAGGATTTGATGCAACAGGAACTTTGTTTATAGGTAATGAACAAGTTACATATACAGCTATAGGTTCTAGTACTACGTTTACAGGTTGTACACGAGGAGCAAACAGTACTACAGCAGCTATAATAGCAAGTGCAGTTACTATAACACAGTTTGGTGGTGGTGGTGTTCCTGAGTTTGTTATTAGGACACCTGATAACAATTATCTTTTATATCCATTTCCTACTAAATCCGTTACAATTAAATTTGATTACTACACATTTCCAACGGATATGTCAGTACATGGAAGTACTACAACTGTACCTGATAGATTTGCTGCTGTAATAGTAGATGGTGCTACAGCATTTGTATATCAGTTTAGAGGTGAAACTCAACAGTATCAACTTAATATGCAAAGATATGAACAGGGTATTAAAAATATGCAGACACTGCTTATTAATAGATTTGATTATGTCAGGTCTACTTATATACCACAATCTAGTGGAGCTAGTAATAGTTCAACATTAAATCTAAGAGTAAGTTAGTATGGCAGACTTATCACAAACAACCCCTTCGGCATTTAACTGTGAAGGTGGACTAGTAACAAATAAATCTAGCTTTATGTTATTGCCGGGTGAAGCTATTGAGTTAAAAAACTTTGAGCCTGACATTGAGGGTGGCTATAGAAGGATAAGTGGCTTTACTAAATACGTTACAGGTATTGTTCCCTTTACTTCTAGTGAAGCAGAAAAAGTACTTATGGTAGCAACCTTTGGTTCTAAAGTATTAGCAGCTAGAGGTACTAGTATATATAGTGCAACTCCGGGTGGTTCGTCATGGACAAGCATAGATAGTGGTAGAACAGGTGCAGGTAAGTATA